TTGAATACACTACTGGAATACCAACAGGAACTACCATATGAGCTCAGAGGAAACCAACAATATCTCCTTCAATTTATCTCCGACACTGATGTGGTCGATTCTTGGAATCGCGCTGTCGACGCTGTCAACGGGCGGTTACTTCGCTATAACGAAGTACAACCAAATTACTGAGCTGGTAGATAACTATTCACCTTATAACGATGCTGAACTGCGCCGTGAGCTGGCAACAACTAGAGCACTGATTGCAGGCTTAGAGTCATCAGTCAATGGTGTTAAAGACGCCATGGTGCAAACATCAAATCAACTGGTATCAGTTAGTGATAAAGCATCAACAGCTAAAGGCGAAGCAATGGAAGCCAAAGCGATAGCCAACGGTAACGCTAGGGAAACACAAGCTGCCTTAGGCGGCGTAAGAGAAGAAGTTAAATCAATGCGTGAAGGCATCGAAGCTAAAATGAAGGCACTGCAACGTGCTACAACAAATCCATTAGGTAACTAGGAGAATTATATGTGGTCAATTATTTCAAGTCTATTAGGTATTGCTAGCTCATCACTGCCAAACTTACTAGGGTTCTTCCAACAAAAGGGCGATCAAAAGCATGAGCTTGCGATGGCTAAGATGCAAACAGAACGAGAGCTTGCAATGGCGCAAGCTGGTTTTGCCTCACAAGAAAAGATTGCAGCTATTGAATATGAATCAACACTGGCTGAGACCTACACGCAAGAACGTGAAGCGTTGTACGCACACGACATGAAGTTGATCGATAAAGCATCACAAAATGTTGTTGATCTAAACGCTAAAATGCGTCCATACATTACATTTGCCTTTGTTGGCTTACTTGTGTTTGTAGACGTGATCTCGTTATTTTGGGTACTATACTTAACTTGGCTCACCCCTGACTTTAACTTCTTCTTAAAAGCAGTGGACCAAGTATTCTCAACTGAAGAGATGGCGATTGTGAGCTCGATTATCGGATTTTACTTCGGTTCTCGTCAGTGGGAAAAATTTAATGAAAGCAAGTAAAGAGCTACTTAAAATGCTCAAACACCACGAAGGGGTGAGGTACAAACCTTACCTCTGTCCTGGTAAACTATGGACTATTGGTGTTGGTCATGTGATGTATCCTGACCAAGCTAAGATACCCTCTACACCAGAAGGTATGGAGAGACGTAAGGCATGGCCCCTACGTCCAGAGGATAATAGACAATGGAGCGTAGAAGAAATTGACAGAATATTGGCTAAAGATGTCGAAAGATTTGAGCGTGGGGTTTTACGATTCATCCCTGTCAAGCTTTCACAAAATGAATTTGACGCTATTTTATCTTTTGCTTTTAACCTTGGCCTTGGTACACTGCAGCGCTCAACCCTCCGTCAGGCGCTTATTCGCGGGGATAAAAAAGCGGCTATGCAAAGCCTTAGGAAATATAATAAGGCCGGAGGCAAAGTCCTAAGGGGATTAGACAATCGTAGAAAAGATGAAGAAGCGCTATTCGTGAGAGAGTAGTTGTATATTTTTCAAAGCTTTTGGCTTATAATAGGCCGAAAATATTAGTAACGTCGACGTGCTGTTCGGAGCAAGTCATCAGTGAGGGATCACAATGGCATACCAGATGACTTTTGCTAGCCTCCAAGTTGACCTAAGACGGTATCTTGAGCGCGGCTTTACTTTACAAGACGATCCATACGTCTACGAACAACTACCCCGCCTGATCAACATGGCGGAGCGCCGCATTGCCCGTGATCTAAAAATCCAAGGTTTTATCGTTCCTGTCACCACGACATTGTCAGCTGGTGTTTCAACATACCAGAAGCCGGACCGCTGGCGTGATACTATTTCCATGTTTGTTAAAGATGGCAACGATAACGCCGTTCCTGTCTTTACTAGATCTTACGAATACTGCCGCAACTACTGGCCAAATGATACTGAAACAGGCTTGCCTGAGTTTTACGCTGACTATGACTACACCCATTGGTTATTAGTGCCGACTCCAGATGCAGCCTACGAACTAGAGATTCTTTATTACGAGTTGCCTGTTCTGTTAGATGACGTACAACAAACAAACTGGCTCACACAATACGCACCTAATTTACTGTTATACGGCGCTTTGTTAGAAGCTACGCCATTCTTAAAGAATGACGAGCGCATCACAACTTGGCAAAATTACTATCAATCTGCTGCCAATGCGTTGAACACTGAAGATCTTAAGAAAATTACCGACCGTGATGCTACCAGGACGGAAGCCTAATGTCTTTCACCAACGTCTTCACTGGTTCAACGATCTACCCTACCGAAGTAGGATTAACTAAGCTTTCGCTAACTGCGGACGTTGTCTTATATTGGCCAATAGAGGCACCTGACGGTGAGCCTATTGCAGCAGAAATCGTAGAATTTTCAAGTTCTACCTCAGCAAATTGGACAGTCACAGTACCTGACGCGATGCAAGTATCCGTCGGACAAACCATCTTATTTAACAACCTTACTGCCTTTACTATCGTTGTTAAGAACGACGGTGGCGGTACCATTGTTTCAGTTCCGTCTGGCACGCAGTGGCAAATATACTTACACGATAACACTACAGCTAATGGTTCTTGGCGGATCTATCAATTTGGCGCAGCTACCTCAACAGCCAACGCTGCTGCCTTAGCAGGCGCTGGTCTTCAAGCTAACGGTTCGACCCTTGAAACAACCATGGTGGTGGTTAACACTAGCACGAACACAACTTTGGATGCTGATGATCGAGCTAAGCTATACAACTGGGAAGGTGCCTTAGGGACGTTTACCTTGCCTGATCCTGCGGTAGTAGCAAACGATTGGTTTGTCAACGTCAGAAACTCAGGTTCTGGCGAGCTTACCTTAGATCCTCCTGGCTTGTCACTTATTAATGGTTCTGCAAACTTACAACTAGCGATCGGTGATTCTGCTACCCTGGTGACAGATGGCACTGACTTCTTTACCTTAGGTCTTGGTCAATCTGCAATCTTTGCTTTTGACTACGTGGTGGTAGACGTTTCAGGCAGTACAGACTACGTTTTAACAGGTAGCGAGCTAAACAGAATTGCGTATCAATTTATTGGAACGCTGGGCGCTAACGTCACGGTAGTTGTCCCTAATACAACCCAACAGTACTGGGTCTATGACAATACTACTGGTGGTTTTACCTTATCAATGAGTACTACCACCCAAGTTAGCCCCCTCCCCTTTGTTAACGGAACGCGTACGATTGTTTATTCTGACGGCACAAACGTCGTTCCAGCTGTTACGTCCTTCATCACAGGGGCAGTTGACGGGGGGACGTTCTAATGGCTGCCAGTGTAATGGTCTTAAAGTCTAGTCCTGGCATTAAACGGGACGGGACAATATTTGAAGGCGACTTCTACATTGATGGACAGTGGGTACGCTTTCAGCGTGGCCTGCCACGTAAAATGTGGGGCTACAAAGCTTTAAACTTGTATTTGGCTGAAATATCACGAGGCTTTCAAACATTTACAGAGGGCAATCTTGTCTACTGTCATTCTGGTTCACAGTCATACGTTGAGCGCTTTACTTTAGACCTCGATGGCAATCCTTCTATTATCACAAACAGGACACCCGTTAATGTATTTTCAACAGGTACAGTCACTCTAACAGGCGGTGGTTCAGGTTCTGTTGACTCAATCACTGTAAATGGCGTGAATGCTATGTCCGGTTCAGTGTCGTTTACTACTGACCTAGCTACCACCGCAACCGCGGTTGCTGCTAATATTACAGCGCATACTTCTAGCCCTAATTATTCTGCTGCCGCAGTTGGTACTGTTATTACAATTACTGCTGCTACCGCTGGAGCAGGACCTAATGGTTTTGTGGTAACACCGACAACAACCACCATTACAACTAGCAAGACTGACATGGCAGGCGGTCAAAACGCATACGTACCTGACGCTGATAATTGTTGGATGTTCGATGTAATGTTCTCATCTGTTACCCTTGACAACTCGATCATTGCGCACGTTGCACCTAACGACGACAACATCGCTTCAACAGGTGCTGGACATATTTACACTGGAGCCATCGACGGTACTGCTGATCTTACCGAAGTAACACTCCCTGCAAATGGTAACGTAACAGGCGGAGTGGTTGTCTTACACCCTTACTTGTTTTACTACGGCACTGCTGGTTTTGTAGGTTGGTCTGTTGCAGGTGACCCTACTGACTTAGTTGGATCAGGATCAGGCCAAGCTCGAGTAGCTGGTCAAAAGATTGTTAAAGGTTTGCCTCTTCGTGCTGGTGCTGGTTCAGCCCCTGCTGGTTTATTCTGGGCTTATGACGCTTTGATCCGTTCTACATTTACAGGTGGATCTACGGTATTCCAGTTTGATACGATCTCTGCTGAGATCTCAGTGCTATCACAAAACTCAATCATTGAATACGACGGTATCTACTACTGGTGTGGCGTTGATCGTTTCCTAATGTTTAACGGTGTGGTACGCGAAGTGCCAAACAATATGAACATTAACTATTTCTTTGATACGCTGAACCAAACGCAGCGTCAAAAAGTATTTGCGACTAAGGTCCCACGCTTTGGCGAGATTTGGTGGTGCTTCCCACAAGGTTCATCAACAGAATGTAGCCATGCTATTGTTTACAACGTACGTGAGAATACTTGGTACGACACCGCGTTGCCTAACAATGGTAGAGCGTCTGCTTCATTTAGTCCTGCGTTTGCAGCACCACTGATGACAGGCGTGACTAACCAAAATGGCTTGGGCTTCAAAGTGTGGCGACATGAATTTGGTTTGAACGAGATTGACGGTACCACTGTCAACCCTATCCCATCTTTTTTTGAGACGTCTGACTTATCTTTGGCCCTGATGAATAACCAAAATCGGAAGCTTAAAATTAGCTACATCGAGCCTGACTTTGTGCAAGCAGGTGATATGACTGTTGTTGTGACTGGTCGTGCTAACGCTAGAGCGCCAGATGTTGTAAGTAACACGGTAGTCTTCGTAGATGATCCTGGTTCAAATCCAGCTGCTCAGATTGTGCCTTTTAAAGAGCAAAGACGCGAAAT